GGCGAAATAGTATCGCCTGCTGAAGGCTTTACAATTTTTGCGACTGCCAATACCAAAGGTAAAGGTTCAGAAGATGGTCGATATATGTTTACCAATGTTTTAAATGAAGCGTTCCTAGAGCGATTCCGTAATACCTACGAACAAAATTGGCCGCCTATTGCGACCGAGAAAAAGATTATTAAAAAAGAATTAGAATCAGTCAATAAAGTTGACGATGACTTTGCCGAAAAACTTGTAACATGGGCAACCGTTATTCGCCAAACTTTTGAAGAAGGCGGATGTGATGAAGTTATTTCAACCCGTAGGCTGGTTCATATCGTAGAAACCTTTGGTATCTTCGGTGACAAAATGAAAGCACTTGGTTTATGTCTCAATAGGTTTGATGACGATACCAAAACATCTTTTGTTGACCTTTATACCAAAGTTGATGCAGGTGCTTCGATTGAAGAAATCATGGCACCTCCACCAGAAGTAATTGAAGAGCCTTCTCGTCCTGGCGACACGACTGGCTCTTCATATTAAAATATGCTGAGTAAAATCAGTATTTACGGCGGTTAATCCCGCCGTGTCCCTTAAACAAGGACATTTGAAGTTTTTAACCCAAACTAAAAGGAGACATTATGTCTAGTAAAAAGATAAAAAAACCACGAATTGTGGTAGATATTTTAAGTGAAAATAGATTTACACAAGAAGATTTAGAAACCTCTAAACGACTTGTTGTAGAAGATTCTTATCCTCAATTTTATGGTGAAGATTTACCTGAATCATTATCATATGTTGGCCGATATCTAATAGATATTGCTGATATTGATTGGGAATTCAGTTTTGATAACACACAGACAGCACGAGCTGGTGGTGGTAATCCAAAACATAAAGAAATTAGACAAGATATTCGGGAGTATGGATATAAACTTAAACATCCTCCAGTAGCTTTACGCCGTACCAAAAATGGTAAAATGGTTCCAATGAATGGCCGAACAAGAAAACATATTGTAAATGAAGCGAATTTTAAGAATTTAATTGTTGACCTTTATGAAAAAAGAGAGAGTTGTTCTTGGGATCAATATGAAAATGATTCTTCACAGTTTGGTTTAATTGCAAATGCTGAACACGACCCAGCTGGTAATTTAATGCTTGAAGATGTGTATCGTGAGTGTATTTTAGCTATTCAAAAAAAATGGATTCAAAAAACTATTGCTGACATTAGTAATCGTGTGAATATTTTATGTGGTAAAGGTAAGTTCACTAAAGCTAAGCGTGATGAGATTACTTTTAGAGTTTATAATCATTACCGTGATAGTAGTGAAATGAGCGTTCTTTCATGGAAAACTCCAACAAGTATTAAGAATTGGTTAGAAACCAAAAAATATATTGATAATGATAAGGTTATTTATTATGCTGTTTCACATAGCACACCATCTAAAGGTATTACTGGCGCTGCTAAAATGGCATTTGATAATCCAGGTAAAGAAATCCGTGTGGTAGTTCACACTTCAATATTAACAGCTTTTGATATAGAGAGATGTTATATTAATCGTGTAAAAGATTTTGTTATTGAATGGGAAAATATCTTACAGAAAATTTCTAGCGGATATTTTAATGGTAAAGTTCGTTCTAATTCACCCATTAAATTGTATGGAGCTTTACCCGCTGTTTCAACACTTCATAATTTAGATAAGATTGTAGATTTCAAATCTATTGAAAAAGAAGGCCGCCGTTTGGCAAAAGAAGCAGAAGAAGAATACTTATATGACGAAGAATTTGAAGAAGAAGATGAGGAAGAATTCGTTTAATATATGTAGTTCGGCACTTGACCTGTCGGCAACGATAGGTCTTTTTTATTATGTTTACCTTGAAAGGGCTTGACAATGTTTAAAATATCAGATATACTATCGTTTCAAATTGAGAGAAGGATCACCTCTCAACCAGTTTTAAAAAAGAGTGATTCATATTATGGAGAAAACATGATGTCAAAAAGACAATCTAATTCTGTGAAGTCTAAAATCCTTGCGTATCTTTCAAAAGACAGCGCTTACAACACTTTAACTGCTGCTAAAATGCAATCAGTTTTTGGTGTTGCAAACCCATCAGCAACAATTAATGAGTTGCGTAATGATGGTAATGCTATCTATTTAAACACACGCATTAACTCAAACGGTGATAAAGTTTCATTCTACCGCTTGGGTGCACCTACAAAGCGTATGGTTGCAGCTGGTATTGCAGCTATTCGCCAACAAGGTGAAAGAGCATTTGCCTAAAATAGTTTAGGTACCACGAGAAAGGTGTGATACATATAGGTGTCACACCTTTTTTTTATTATTGAAATGGACATATCATGGAAATTCAAGTAAAAGTCGAAGACTTAAAAAAGAATAAGTTGTTTGTGGCAACACCAATGTATGGCGGTATGGCGCATGGTTTATATGTTAAATCTTGCCTAGATTTGCAGAATGTAATGTCAAAGTATGGTGTTGAAACAAAGTTTTCATTCTTATTCAACGAATCATTAATCACAAGAGCGAGAAATTATCTAGTAGATGAATTCTTACGCTCAGGTTTTACCCATCTACTCTTTATTGATTCTGATATTCATTATGCACCTCAAGATATCGTTGCATTAATGGCATTAGACAAAGATGTTATTGGTGGTCCTTATCCAAAAAAATCAATTAATTGGAGTAATGTAGCACAAGCTGCTCGCAATAACCCTAATTTAGAACCAAAAGAATTAGAAGGTCTAGTTGGTGAGTATGTCTTTAATGTTGTAAAAGGCACTCAACAATTTCAAGTAACAGAACCATTAGAAGTATTAGAGATTGGTACTGGTCACATGATGGTGAAACGCCAAGTGTTTGAGAAAATGCAAGAATCGTTTCCTAATATCAAGTATAAACCAGACCATGTTGGTCAAGCTAACTTTGATGGCTCTCGTTATATCCATGCTTACTTTGATACAGTAATCGATACTAAAGATTCTATTACTGGTGGTGGAACAGAAAGATATCTATCAGAAGATTATATGTTCTGTCAAATGTGGCGTAAGATTGGTGGTCAAATCTTCTTATGTCCATGGATGAAAACACAGCATATTGGTACATATGCCTTCACAGGAGATATGCCTAAAGTCGCACAATACACAGGTAGGCTATAATGCTTATCGGTGTGGTGGGTTTCATTGGTTGTGGTAAAGGCACCGTTGGTGATTTACTTGAACAAAGAGGTTTTGTCAAAGATTCTTTTGCAACACCCTTAAAAGATGCCTGCTCTGCTATGTTTGGATGGCCTCGTGATTTACTTGAAGGTGATACCGAGGCTTCTAGGCAATGGCGAGAACAACCTGATCCGTTTTGGTCTGAAAAAATGGGTAAGCAATTTACCCCTAGATTGGCACTCCAATTATTAGGCACCGAAGCTGGTCGAGATGTCTTTCACAAAGATATTTGGGTCAATTCATTATTGAAACGAGCAGGTGATAAAGATGTTGTTATTACAGATGTTCGTTTTAAGAATGAGTTAAAATTTATACAGAAGAATGATGGTATAGTTGTTCGTGTAAAACGAGGACCTGAACCAGATTGGTATGAAGATGCTATTGCGGTGAATAAAGGTGACAGATTTATTGGTTGGGCTTTAGCTAAAGATAGGTTGAAACGCAAGCGTATTCACCAATCAGAAACAGATTGGGTGGGTTCAAAGTTTAATTATGTTATAGAAAACAATGGCACTTTAGAAGACCTAGGCAAACAAGTAGATGACCTATTGCAATTTATTAAAAAATGATGTATAATGATTTTGTTATTATTAGAAAAGGTGAATTTATATGAAATTATCAAACGACACACTTGCAATTTTAAAGAATTTTGGAAACATTAATCCAGGTATTTACTTTAGAAAAGGCAAGACTCTTAAAACTGTTTCTTCACATAAGAATATTCTTGTTGAAGCAAATATCAATGACGAGATACCAGCAGATTTTGGTATCTATGACTTAAACAATTTCTTATCTGTTATCTCATTATCAGATTCAAAAGATGATACTGGTTTTGAAGTAGATGGTAAGAATGTTAAAATTCTTGCTGACAATGGTAAGAATAAAACAACATATCGTTGCTGTGAACCAACAATGATTGTTACACCACCAGAAAAAGCATTGACAATGCCTGATGCAGAAATCTCTATCACACTTAATGAAGATATATTCAATAAGATTTTGAGAACAGCTTCTGTTTTGGCATCACCTCAAGTTGCAGTTGAATCTGACGGCACCTCTGTTAAAGTTTCAACTTTAGATACACAAAATGATTCAGCACACACAAACACAATTGAAATAGCTCAAGGCGATGGTAATAATTATCGTATGATTTTCAAAACAGAGAATCTATCTAAAATTTTACCAGGTTCTTATGATGTTAAAATTTCATCAAAAGGAATTTCAAACTTTAAGAACAAGAATGTAGCAATACAGTATTGGATTTCTACTGAACAAGGGTCTAAATTTAATTAATTGTTGAGATATTTATATTATGAGGTGTGTGAATGGAACATTTATTATGGACCGAGAAGTATCGTCCTAAAAAGATAGAAGATTGTATATTACCTGAAAGGCTCAAGAAGCCATTTCAGGAATATGTCAATCAAAGTAGTATCCCAAACCTTCTCTTAGCTGGTGGTGCAGGTGTTGGTAAAACAACTGTCGCCAAAGCGATGTGTGAAGAAATCGGTTGTGATTATATGGTCATTAATGGTTCAGATGAATCAGGTATCGACACATTCAGAACCAAAATCAAAAACTATGCTTCATCCATGTCATTATCTGGTGGTCGTAAGGTCATCATCATAGACGAAGCAGATTATCTCAACCCAAACTCAACACAGCCTGCTCTTCGTAATGCTATCGAAGAATTCGCTGTGAATTGTTCGTTTATCTTTACATGTAATTACAAAACACGAATCATTGAACCACTACATTCTCGTTGTGCAGTTATTGATTTTGGTCTAAAGAATGATGAGAAGGCTTCTATGGCTGCTCAATTCTTTAAACGATTACAAGGTGTCCTTGAAACAGAAAAAGTTGAATTTGATGATAAAGTAATTGCAGAGTTGGTCAAGAAACACTTTCCAGATTTTCGTAGAGTATTAAATGAGTTACAAAGATACTCACAATTTGGTAAGATTGATACTGGTGTTCTTGCACAAATAGGCAACATTCAGATTGATGAGATTGTTACACATATCAAATCAAAAGATTTTGGTGCCATTCGTAAATGGGTTGCAACCAATGATTTGGATTCGAATACAGTCTTTCGTCAACTATATGATTCATTATATGACATTATGAAACCACAATCGATACCACAAGCCGTCCTTATTATTGCAGACTATCAATATAAGAACGCATTTGTGGCTGATCCAGAAATCAATTTGGTTGCCTGTTTGACAGAATTAATGGCTAATTGTGAGTATAATTGATTGCGATTTGAAGACGAAGATCCAGCTAGGAGAAACAGTCTACCATATCCAATGGACGTTGGTTCACCAAAGTTTGATTTAGTTCCAGTTAAATCACAAAAAGACCACATGCTCAATATTGCACGATTGAGCGCTCAACAAGAGTATGACAGAATTATGGAAGTGGTCAATGTGTTAAGAAAACAAGCTGACCAAATTAAAAAAAGATTAGATTTAACTGATATGATTTATGATGCTCACTATGAGTTTCAAGTGGTTCATGGGCAAACATATTGGTTAATTTATCACAAAAGAACACAAAGAAATATATTAAGTATTAATGGCCCAAAATCTTGGATTTCTGGACCACCCTTTGATTATGAATACATATGTGCGGTTAAGTCATTAGGTGACCACACATGGGTAGAAGTTGAAAGTGAGAATGTATGAGTCCGTTTGATTATGTGAATGAAATTCTGTATGGAAAAAAGAAGTTAATTGTCGATGAATTGACCGAGAAGTCTTATGCACCATTCTTGGTTAATCGCAGTCTATCCTACCATAAAGACTGTGTATTATACGCCAATGAAATGAATCGCCTACATCACATAGATAAGAAATTGCAGAATGATTTTTTACTAAATATAGTGCGGTCTCAAAAAAGACCATTTGCTAAGTGGGTGAAAGCTGAGAAGAGCGAAGATTTAGAATGTGTAAAGCAAATCTTTGGATTCTCTGATTCAAAGGCTCGAGAAGCTCTCCGTTTACTTAACAAAGAACAAATCCAAAAATTAAAAGAACATACCGAAGTCGGTGGATTAAGGAAGTAATATGGTAGATTTGAGTAAGTTTATTGAGGTCACACTCAATGAACAAGATGATTTCTTGAAGGTTCGTGAAACACTCACACGAATTGGCGTATCTTCTCGTAAAGAAAAAGTTCTTTACCAATCATGTCATATTCTACATAAACAAGGTCAATATTATATTGTCCATTTTAAAGAATTATTTGCATTGGATGGAAAGCCATCAAACATATCAGAAAATGATATTCAACGAAGAAACGCTATTGCTAACCTCCTTGAAGAATGGGGTTTAGTTAAGATTTTAAATAAAAAGTTGCTTGAAGATAATATAGCACCTTTGCACCAAATTAAGATTATATCATTCAAAGAAAAAGACGAATGGAATTTAATTACCAAATATAATATTGGTAAAAAAACACAAGAATATTAGTCATCAAGACTAAATATAACCGTGATGCCTTCGGGGTCACACTTTTTATTAACTCGCTTTACAAGGAGATTTATATGACATTAAGTCGTTTAACACCATTATATCATGCAACACTTGGATTCGAAAACTTCTTCGAAGACATTGAGAAATTTTTAGATTCTGACCTTAAAACCACAACTTCAACATTTCCTCCACACAACATTTTAAAACTTGACGATAATCGTTATGTTGTTGAATTAGCCGTGGCTGGGTTTAGTGAAAAAGATATTGATATCACTACACTCGATGGTGAATTGGTTATTAAAGGCAACAAAGAAGACAAAGCCGATTCAGGCGAATACCTACATAGAGGTATAGGTCTTCGCTCATTCACCAAGACTTTGCGTCTAGCAGACACAGTTGAAGTTGAAGGTGCTGAGTATAAAGATGGAATTCTTCGTGTTGGTTTAGTGAATGTGATTCCTGACCACAAGAAGCCTCGTAAGATTGAAATTGGTAAAAATTTAAATTTTACCAAACCACAACTTCTTAATGAAGGTGGATCACCTCCTTATGAAGGTGGTATCAACTACGAAACTGAATAAAGGATGGGGCTTCGGCCCCTACCTTTTTAATTAACTATTGGAGTATATTATGTTTGGTACCGACAAGAATTTTAAATTACCAAAGTCTGTTAAGAGATTAATGGCTAGTTTTGGTGGTCGAACAAGACTTGAATTTAAACATGCGATGATTCGAGCAATTGCAACCGCAGTTAAAGCACCACCGCCTCGTAAAGATAAAAACCAAAAACACGATAAGGAATAACAAATGAGTTTCGAATTCGATTTCACACAAGAAAAATTAGCATCTTGCTTATCACGCAATAAAAATATACCAGATTTATTTGAAGCACTCAATGAAGTGTTACCAAAATATGAAATTACTTCACCACAAAGAGTTGCAGCTTTTCTAGCACAATGTGGCCATGAATCTGCTGACTTTACAGTATTAAAAGAAAACTTAAACTATTCAGCCGATGGTTTAACTAAAGTATTTCCAAAAAGATTCCCTACATTAGACGCAGCTAATCCATATAATCGTCAACCTGAAAAAATTGCCAATAAGATTTATGCAGACCGTATGGGTAATGGACCAGAATCATCTGGTGATGGTTATAAATACCGTGGTCGTGGTGCAATTCAATTAACAGGCCATGATAACTATAAGTCTTTTGCTGAATCGATTGGTAAATCAATCAATGAAACAGTAGCATATACAGAAACATTAGCTGGTGCTATTGAGTCTGCTTGCTGGTTCTGGAACAAAAACAAATTAAATCAATACGCTGATTCTGCCGATTTAGTTACATTAACTAAACGAATTAATGGCGGCACAATTGGTTTAGATGACCGTGTTAAACACTATAACCACAACATTGAGGTTTTAGCGTAATATAAGTAGTAGTAGTTAATGATTATCAGTAGTGACTTTTAGCTGAAAGTGTTATAAAATATGGATGTTAGTGTAAAAAACTAACGATAAAACTCAAGTTAGACTTTGAATGGCCGAGATAAAGGTCGTCCTCTCTAATGATTTGGATTATAAATTAAACTTTATAAACCTAAGGAGAAATACCATGTGGACAACACCATCAGCTCAAGAAATGCGTTTTGGCTTTGAAGTGACCATGTATGTAATGAACAAGTAATATTGTTCTTATACCGAACCCCACTTCGGTGGGGTTTTTTATTTGGAG